GAGGCGGTCGCCTTGACAATCTTGTCCGTCGCGGCCATGCCAGCGATGGCCGTGCCAAGCGTCAGCGTGGCGTTGTCGCCGCTGTTGCTGATGGCCGTGATGGCCGCGCGGCCAAGGACCGCGTCCGACGCCGAGGTGTCAAGCACCGCGATGTAGTCGCCCACGGAGAGGAGGAGCGAGCCCTGGCCCGCGCCGCTCACGCCGTAGGGGGACGACACGATGATGCTCGTGGTGGACGACACGGTGCCGATGAGGGCCACGACGCCGTCCGCCTTGTTGTGGAGCGCCTGCTGCATGAGCAGGGTGGACGCCTCCTTGATCTCCTCCATCGTCTTCTTGGCGATGGTGGTGAAGGCAGCATCCTTGGACTGCGTGCCGACGAAGGCGAGGCCGTCAATCTGGCGCGTGGTGTACGCGCGGACGACGCCGACGTTCGCCTGCACTTCGGTCGCGGTGGTGTCAGGCGGGAAGTACCCGGCCGACGAGAACGTCGCGCCCGCCGGACGGCCGGTCACGACATCGAAGAACACGTTGTTGCCGCCCCAGCGCATGTTGCGGGGGCCGCCCGCCCGGCCCTTCTCCAGCTGGGCGAGGAGGGGGGTGACGAGGTTCTGGACCTTCTCGCGGAACTGGCTGTAGACATTCTTCAGGAGGCCAGTGAGTTCCGCATCCGTGATAACGGTAGGATTCGGCATGAGAGTGTGTGTGAGAGACTAAGTGTTAACGGATCGACGCGAGAATCTCCGACATCGCGGAGTCCAGCGCGTCATCGACGGTCGCCGGTTTGGCGGCCTTCGGCTTCGCAGGGGTGTTGCTCGCCGCACGACCCACGGGCTTGGTGGCCTGCCCCACCGCCCGCTTCGCCTTCTGGGCCTCGACTTGCGCCTTGGCGACCGCGGCCTGCGCTTCCTTGACCTGCGAGGAAGGGGCAGACTCACTACGCCGGGCGTGCTGCATCTGGGCCCAAACCGCCAGGTCCTGCACGATGTACTGCCGAGCGGCGTCGAACTGTGACGCGGGGAGATAGGTCTGCCCATTCGGGGCGACCGCCGCGTGCAGTTGCATGGCATACGCCATCCGCTCTTCCAGCTCCTGCGGGGACACGGAGGGGAGCGCCTCTGCAATCAGCTGGATCGCCGGTTGCACCTCACCCGTGTAGAACTGCTGTCCTGCCTCCGTGATGCGCTGCATCTCCGTCTGCACCCGAAGGTCCTTCACCTGCTGCTCGGCCCGCTGGGCTCGCCGCTCCGGAGAGTTCTCCTGTGAGTAGGCCTCCCGCACGGCCAGAAAATAGTCTTCGTCGGTCAGGAGCCGTTCCAGCTGCGCCTCCCGCTCCTCGATGAGCTGCGCCAGCTCCTCCCGCTCAGACTTGAGCGAGACGGCTTCCCGCTCCGTCTGCTGGAGCTTCTGCTCGCGCTCCTCGTTGTACACACCGAACTGGGCGAGCTTGACCACCTTGTCCAAGCGGTCCTGCCGCACCTTGCCGTTCGCCTTGTACTCGACGATGAGGTCCGGCACCTCGACCTCACCCTCGGCGTCTCGGAGCGTGAACTCCGTCGCCAGCCCCTCGGTGACCGTCGGGACCGCGACATAGCCGCCGGGTAACTCCAGCGCCTCGTCGGCCGTCTCCTCCGTCGTCTCCTCAGTGGTGTCCTCGGCGCCCTCCGTGACCTCGTCGGTCGATTCGGGCGCTTCGGGGGCCTCCGCCTCGGGGGCCTTGGCGGTCTTCGGGTCCTGCGTGTCAGCGGGAGCGGGCACGGCGGGCGTGGGGGTGGCGCTCACGGTGGTGTCCGCGAGGGCCGCCGACGCGGCGTCGGCCAGTGCTTGCTGAATGTCCATCGGTCCAGCTCCTAGAATTGGCGCGACAGGGTGTCGAACTGGCCCGCCAACGTCTGATCCGGCGACTGGCCCATCTGGGCCTCCTGCAAGGCCCCAAGGGCCCCAATCGGCGGATTATTGCTGGCCAGCGGCAGCTGTCCCGCGGGAAAGGAGGGCGCACCGGCCGATTGGCCGGGGCCAGCCGGGGGTGCGCCGCCTGCTGGCGGAGCCATTGCCCCCTGCTTCTGTGCGGCCTGATTCGCCAAGGCCGTCCACCGCTCCTGCGCGGCGGCAATAATCGCCGGGTCAAGGTCATCCTGCAAGAGGATTTCCCGCTCCAGCACATCCTGATGGATCGCTTCGTTGTCCTGCCACCGGAGTTCGGGGACCATCGCGCCCATCCGGATGGCGTCCGCCACCCGCTTGGCCCGCGCTTCCTGGTCCTCGTCGGGGCTGGACATATCCCGCGCCACGGCGAACATCTGCCGACGGCGGTACTCCTTGATATCGATGATGCCAGACTGGAGCCAGTTGTCCAGCAGGTAGAGCCGGAAGGCCATCGGCATCGGCATCAGCGTCGCGGGCTCGACCCGGACATCCGACTGCCCGTCGAGGTCCGTGGACGACACCGCCCGGGCGAGGTCCGGCCGGCCCTTGCCGACCGCCCCCAGCGCCCGCGGGACATCATAGCCCCACGCCATCCCGGCCATCGCCACCTTGCACCAGTCCGTGAACGCCTGCGCCAGCGCGTTGACCGCGGGGCTGAAGACCCGCTCCAGCTGCTCCCGGCTGGCGATGATGGCCCGGCCCGACTCCCCGGTGACCTGCCCGCGGCTGACCGCGTTCCAGCCAGAGGCGTCCTCGAAGGCCGTCTTCTCCAGCGCCAGCGCCTCCTTCACATCCTGCCCGACCGAGAAGCCCTGCACCGGCTGGATGGAGTCCGACATCGGCCCCGCGCCCCGAATCTCAATCATCGAGGTCACGCCACCCATAAACGTCTCGGTGGCGATGGCATTGGGGCGCGTCAGGAACCGGCCGCCAGCGTTCACGCGGATGTTCTCGACCCACTTGGACAACAGGGCGTTCACGCGCATCTGGTGGTCCAGCCACTGCTCGACCACCGGGCGCGGATAGTACGACGGATCGCTGGAGCCGTCCCGGACCGCGACAATCGGGATGGCGTTCCAGAGGAGGGGCGACGGGCCAAAGACCACCGTGTCGCCCACAATGATGAGGTGCAGGCCCTCGGGGAGCGCATCCGGATGGGGGGCAACGTAGATCGTGAACCGCTCGGTCACGTCCTCGTCCCGCATCCGCTGGCCTTCCCCAATGGTCGTCTGCGTCAGGACCCACGCCCCGATGCCCTCCGACCCGCTATAGGTCGGCGCGTTGCCCGTCGAGAGGGTCGTATCCGCCGCCTCCAGCCCCGTCACGCCGTAGCGGAACGCGGCCTCGGCCTTCGTGATGACCTCGCGGATGACCACCCAGTGCGGGGCCTGCGACACCGTCGCGTTGGGCGACACACGGACCTGCTCGACCCGGAGCGTCTGGCACCCCAAGTCGCCCAGCGGCTTCTTCTGCCCAGGGACCTGCCCCAGCCGCTCGTCCCACGGGCCCTTGTCCGGGTCCCAGAACAGGTGCCAGAAGCTCACGCCGTCCGTCTGCGCCCAGAACGCCGCCTCCCGCGCCAACCGGGGCATCAACATCTGCTCGTACTGATACTCCAGCGCCAGCTGCTGAGCCTGCGCCTTGCGCTTATCGTCCGGGTCCTGCGTCGTCGGCGTCACCGAGAAGCCGGGCTTCTGGTCCATCAGGATCTGCAAGCGCTGGTCGAGCGCCTTGTCGATCATGTTGTAGACCACCCGCGCCGCATCCCGCGGACGGGCCGGCTCACGCCAGGGCCCCAGCCCGTTAGCCGAAATCCACTGTTGCCCCGCCCGGAACAGGCGGTTCCGCTCCACCAAGTGCAGGTGCATCTGCACGGCCTCGCGCCGGGACTCCCAGAGCCCTCGGCCCCACGAGGCCCACGCGGCCATATCCTCGGCCGTATTTGGGTCCGCCCCGGGGTAATCCGCCCCGTACAGCGCCCGCTGAAGGGCCGCGATGTCTTCCTCAACCGTCGCCCCGGTGTCCTCCGGGGGGTTCGGCGCGACCTCGTCGTTCGGCGTGGCGGGATCGTTGGAGAACCCCTCCATCGCCCGCACGGCGGCATCGTCCAGCAACGACTCGATAAACGGACTCGTCATTTACGCGATTCTCCCGACGCCGAAGGCGCTTCTGACCCGATTCCAGTCCCGGAGATCCTCATACCGCTCCCGGATGGACCGGAGGACCTCTTCCTGCGCCCACGGTTCCCGCTCCTGGTTCGCTACCGCCACCAAGTCCTCCGGAATCTCCACCGGCGGGGGCGGCAGTACCGACGGGGGCGCCGCGGGCTTGAACTCCCGAAGCACCGCCGCCGCGGTATGCACAAAATACACGGCCACCCCAGCCCAGAGGAGATGGATCACGAGGCTCACGCGGCATCCTCCGGCTCACTCACCAGCTTGAGGCCCAGCCGGTCCAGCGCCACGAACGGCGGCTCCTCGGTGATGTCCTCGTCCACCAGCCCCGCCGCCAGCGCGTCCACGATGTCCGTGGTCACATAGCCCGACGAGATGTAGTCCGTCGCCGGGAGGAGGCCGGTCGGGGAGCAGGCGGTCGTGAACATCCCCTCGCCCCCCGGATACTCGGCGGCAATCTCTTGCGCCAACACCTGCTCCGACGCCGGGACAATCATCGTCCGGAAGATATACTCCACCGCCACCACTTCAGCAGGCGTCTCGACCGGCACGTCAACCGGCGTCTCCACCGGCGTCTTGGTCACTTGGTCCTCGGTCACAGCGCCACCCCCGTGAGTTGGCCCACCCACCGCTCGGCGTTGCCGACGGTCACGCTATCCGTCGCCGCGCCCCGGATGACCAGCTGGAAGAGGCGACCGTTGAAGGGAAGCGTGGCGTTGTTGCGGCGACCAACGAACAGCACATATGAGCCGAAGTTCCCCGTGCCAGCATCCGCAGAACCCGTCGGGTTCGTTTGGTTAACCACGCCGTTGATTCGCGGAATGACCTCCGTAGCGCGAGCGGCGGCTCCGATATCAAACAACAGCGAGACGACATTAGTGATTGGGGCAGCAAACGTAGCCGGGGAGAAGCTCGTTTGGAGCGTTCCCTCAAGCGTTGCTCGATACGCCGCTGACGCAGGAATGTCAAAGCTAAACGAACCAGCCTGCGTGATTCCTCGGTTGCCAAACTCTACAATCTCTTGTGTCCCGGTGTCGGTGCCCTTGAATACCCCCGAGAACAGCGTGACCTTGTCCGTCCCGACATCCTGAAACGCCGTCGCCGTCGAGCCGACCTCCAACTGGGCACCCCAGAGGAACAGGCCGCTGGTTCCGTCGCCGGTGTAGGACACCGTGTTGTCTGCCGAGGCTGGATAGAACGCCACGGTGTTTGCCCCAGCCGCTGTCGTGGCCGTAATCCGACACCGATACCAGCCGTTCCCCGCGTCCTCAATACCAGCCGTCGCCGCCGCTCCAATCGTGCCCAGCGTCCCGTTGGACACATTGAAGTTGCCGAACGCATTGGTCGTACTCAACAAACTCAACTGCACCCACGAACGGCCTGCCGCCTTCACATACACACTCAACGTGTACGCCGAAGCCGCCGTCGTGTAGGATACGGAAATCGGGTGCGTGGCCGACGCTGTGGTGTCTTCGACCAGCTTGTCAGCCGTCGTAGTGCCGTCAGGGGCCGTGGTCGTGTTGGCGGTGACGCTGGAGCGGGTCTTCGTCCACGCCGCGTCATCAAACATCGTCGGCACGGTCAGCAGGTTCCGCCGGGTGCCCACGGTCCACGTCGCAAAGTCCACGTTCCCCGCCGTCGCCAGCGAGTCGTCCACGCCGTCAAACGTCAGGTTGCGCGGGAGGCCCACGTCCGCGTAGTCCGTCGCCGTCACCACCCGCTGGTAGGTGCTGGCGGTGGAGGCGGCGTCAACTTGTGCGCCCCAGAGGTAATAGCCGCTCGTGCCATCACCCGTGTAACTGAGGTTGTTGCTCGCGTCCGAGTACCAGAGGCGGAACTCGCTTGAGCTTGCCGTCAAGCTGACCGTGATGGAGGCCCGATACCAGCCACTCCCAACAGCCGTCACCGCAAACGCGGCGGGGGCATTGAAGGCACCGGCACTACTATTCCCGCTCGCATCGAACTGCCGACCCTGATTGACGCCCGCGTGATATAGGGCGATGTTGCGGGTGCCAGATGCCAGCTTGTAATACACGCTAAAGGTGTGCGAACCCGCCAGCACCGTTGGCGATTGCCCGATGTAGTGATTCCCAGCGGCCGTGTTCTCGATGAAGGCGTCA